CACAGAATGCAATGTCCGATTCTGGAGTAAGATATTAGCATGTTCCCCACAAAGGAAGGTGTTGAAGATCTGTTTAAAAGCCTCATTCGAGAGATCGCCGGTGAGCTCTTTGGCTGTCCTCCTGCCACACAGGATCTGAAGCTGAACACACAAAATCGCGACGCTGCTATTAAAGCTAAGCACATCCAGTACGGCCCAATGAATCTCGCCGATGAGACCTGGTGGAAAGGTGCTGCTGATCACTGGTCGGCCGAGGGTCGACAGGTTTCGCCGGAGGTGGCTAAACAGTCCATATGCGGCAATTGCGTTGCCTTTGACACATCAGTTCGAATGAAAGAGTGCATGCCAGGAGAGACCACTGACCCAGATGGGGAGCTAGGGTACTGTTGGATGCACGACTTCAAGTGCCACTCCGCTCGAAGCTGCTATACCTGGGCAGCCGGAGGTCCTATTAAAGACGACCGCGTGTCACTGGGGTGGCAGGGAAAAGCTAGCTGGTTCACTGGGCCAAACACTCCCAAGTAGCAAGTCACTTAGTTCTTCTAATTGATTCTGTGCTACGCCTGTATTTTTAATTAAAAATGCATTTCTAGGGTGTACTTTTTAAAAACAGTGTCTAAATTAGACAGGCAATAAAAGGAGAGGCAACTCTCAAACCGGCATATCAATATCAATAGGAGATAATAAATGAACAGCCTTTTTCCCATTACTCGATTTAGCACTAATGCACTAGACCGAGACTTCGATACTTTCTTCAACTCTATCTTTGGTGATAGTCCAAATCGCATTGTTCGAAATAGCGCAGTTTCTACTGTGCCTCGAGCAAACATTACCAGGACTGACGAAAGCTATCTAATCACACTGGCAGCCCCGGGTCTTTCCCGTGAAGACTTTAACATCAATGTTGAGAACAACACTCTCTCAATCACATCTGAGCATGCTGATGAGAGTGTGTCAAAGGATTCTAATTACACGACTAGGGAGTTCTCATACGGCGCATTTACCCGGGCTTGGTCTCTTCCGGAAGGTATCAACTTTGACGCAATTACCGCTCGATACGAGTCCGGTCTGCTCCAAGTTGATGTTCCCATGGAAGGGAAGGCTACTCAAAAGGTGGTCATTGATGTAGATTGATTTGCTATTAATAGCACATATCATCTATATCTTGGGGGTCCTTCGGGGCCCCCTTTTTTTTTGGAAGAATTAATTTTTAGTCCATAAGTAGAAGACAAGTCATAATTTAAGTTCACGTTTGTTTAGTTAGTTGATAATTGTATAGTGTTAACGTTTTATTTTGTGTAAAGTATAATGAACAGTAAGGTAGCTTTCTGAAATGTTTCGTATTTTTTCTATTCTAACAATTGTATCATTTCTCTGTTTTCCAAATGAAGCTAGAAGCCAAGACTCGGTCACTACGGTCCCGGCTATAGATGATACAGTCATCCATCCGAATATCATAACACCCAATCTGACTGGGCCTAATGAGTACTCGTATCCTATTTTAATAACAAGAAATGGGGAAGCTCTTCCGGTCTACATCCGGAGGCTCATAATTATGAGAATAGATGCGGACGGTAGGATTATCGTGACTCCTATTCCTTCTTCATCGATCGCAGACGCATTATGGTCATTAGAGAGAGCGGGAATAACTAATGAAAACGACACCCAAGTCGAAGAAAATCAAACAGAAACAAAACAAAAGTAAAGCTCGTCTAAAAGAGATAGGCGGTCGAGATTTTAAAACAATCAATAACGACCCCTTTTCGTACTCCGATCATCCCGGGATTGATGTTGAAATCTTTCCCGTGGATGTAGGAGAATCATATGCTGTTCAGATAACAGTTCACGAAGACGACCATCTGTCAACCCCATTAAGACATTTCCCAACTGAGCCGGAAGCTAATCATTTCGCAAGATCTTATGTGGAGTATATTCTAAGAGTTTTGCAATACAACACGTAAAGCGCTTCTAGAATATATACATGGCTGCAGCTAAGAAAAAAAGACGCGCTAAGAAATCGACCAAAAAAAAGGCGGTAAAGCCTAAGAAGCCGATTATTGAAGAGTGTGAGGGTTTTAAGCTAGGGGACAAGGTCTGGGCGATGTATGCAGAGAAGAAGGTCATTCAAGGTGCTATCAGTCAGTTTCATCCGGATGATAATCACGGGCCTGTTGCAACTATTATAACTCAGAATCAAGGATACAGATCTGTCCTGATCGTATCGATGAGCTATACACCCATTACAAAGAAGCGATATAGCTAGTCTGCTGCGACCGGCACAGTTCTAAAAAGAACTCGATTGTTACCGGTATCATCCGAAGCCGCTGCGTCCATTTCTATCGAACGATATGCGTCTCTAATTGAATCAGGTGTTGTGACTATCGACAATGTCTCAAACACCGTGCTAGCCATGGTGATAATTCCAACAACCTCTCCATGAGAGGTTATGATAGGAGACCCGGAGCTCCCTGGGCGTGCTGGAATGGTGTAAAAATACCAATTGTTATCATGACCTGAAAAATATCCGTCAAATGAAAGCACCATACCCGGAGAGAAGATCGAATAAGGTGCAGCCATATTATAATACTTTTGTCCTCTTACGGGATCGCTATCAGCTATAGGCAGAGGAGAACCCCAGGTGCCCTGTGTCGTCATAAGACAAACATCTCTTTCCTCATCCACGTAAAACACCTCTGCTGAGACTGACTCACCTGAGTACGTCAATAGATTAATTGAAGATGTTTGATATATTTCCATGATGAGCGGCCCTCTACCCACAGTCTCATAAGGTTCAACCCAACAGACGTGTGCCGCTGTCATGACATATGTCTTTCCGTTTTCATGGGCAATAACATATCCGCTCCCAGTGGATATAACAACAGCATCAGGTAATGTATCCGAGAAATCCTTACATGATTCTCTCGTCATAGTGTCAAAACAGTCAGTAGGCTTCATCGTAATTTCAACACGAACTTGAGCGAAAGCATCGTAGTTAAAAGGCCCGGACTGTGTTGGGACGATATACTGAGGATAAAACTGAGCACAACTCTTCGCAGAGATGCATCCAGTTCCGCTAGTAACTGCCAATAAAGAAGCTAATCCAAATGACCTGAAAAATCTCAATATCTTATTATGCATTTTTTGTCCCTATAATTCTATTTATGCAGAAAATTAAGAACACTTCTAATTCTGAATGTACGTTTTTATCACAACAGGGTAATTTTTGCTTACTAACATTGGATAATTGATGACCGGCCTAGACACGAAATCTGACAAAATTAAGAAATTTGGATTTGTACCAAGTGATGTGGTATTATTGTGTTGTGTGTATACAGACCTCTTTGAGCTGACAGATAAGGACAACACCCAGGAGCTCATAGAGATAGCCAGACAGGTCGGTCTGATCGACGACTTGATATCAATTATTAGTGCTATGGAATCTCACCCGGATGAAGCCCGGGAGGCTGAAAATCTCTCAAGATTTTATAACTTAGTTTGTAGTCATGATTCGCTTGTTATACAAAAACGGATAGCTCTCTGGCTATTTTCTGTGCCTGAAGAGATTGTCATCTCTGCTCAGCAATTCGACAAAACCAAATATAAAGTTCATATGCACATAGAGATGAAATTATTTCACAGAGATGTCGTCAAACTATCTGATGACTTTCTCAATCGATGTGGTGTGATTATTATAGACACAGACATGGGACAGGTTCCGATATACACTAGTGAATCATGATGTCGTCATCTTCACAGTTGCCAAATTCTGAAAAGGGTGATATCACTTTTAAAACCATCTCACCTAATTTCTTGTCGTAATATAAAGATACGACATCGTACTCTGTGACACTCATCAGCTCTCCGTCTGTGATCCTCACCTCACCACCGGACTTTTTAACTAGGGCGGTGAGGATAGTCATAAGCACTGCTGGGCTGCTTAGCAGGCTTTGAATGCTGTCGTCGTCATATGACATTTTAAAACCTATTGTTCATTTATCATATGGTGATTATACTTGATTATGATCGAATGTGTTCATTACTTTGCCATCGTAGCTCAGCTGGTAGAGCAGCTGATTTGTAATCAGCAGGCCGGAGGTTCGAGTCCTCTCGATGGCTCCATATGGGGGATTAGCTCAGATGGGAGAGCATCTGCTTTGCATGCAGAAGGCCGGCGGTTCGATCCCGCCATCCTCCACCAATTTCGGGGTATAGCGCAGCCTGGCAGCGCATCTGCTTTGGGAGCAGAGGGTCGTTGGTTCGAATCCAGCTACCCCGACCATGGGTTCTTGGCGGAATTGGTAGACGCGCTGGCCTTAGGAGCCAGTGTCTTACGACGTCCGGGTTCGAGTCCCGGAGGACCCACCATTTATAAACACGGAGAGGTGGTCGAGTGGACGAAGGCACTGGTCTTGAAAACCAGCGTAGGGCAACCTACCGTGGGTTCGAATCCCACCCTCTCCGCCACATTTGTTTTTCATAATGCATGAACAATTTGAGTCTTAGGATTAATTTTAAGACTATAACCATAATGGGATGTAGTTCAATAGGCAGAACGTCGGACTGTTACTCCGAAAGTTGGTGGTTCGACTCCACCCGTCCCAGCACAAGAGGTTGACTTAGTGACAAATAACAAGAAGTATCAGATCATTTATGCTGATCCGCCATGGGATTATAAAGGTCAAAAGCAGCACACCGGGACCGGTGGGGCCAGCAGCGGTGGTGCAACTAATCATTATAAGTGTCTAAAGCTATGGCAACTCAAGGCCTTACCTGTGAGTGAGCTGGCTGCAAATGACTGTCTTTTGTTTATGTGGGTGACTAGCCCGCATCTAGACCAGGGAATAGATCTTCTAAAAAGCTGGGGTTTTCAATACTGTACTGTGGGATTTGTGTGGAACAAAGAACGAGTTAATCCAGGATTCTATACCATGTCCCAACATGAGCTTTGCCTAATTGGCAAGCGAGGAAAGATCCCCCAGCCACGAGGTGCTAGAAATGTAAGACAGTTGGTAAAGTCGTTAAGAAAAAAGCATTCTGAAAAGCCTCATGAGGTTAGAGAAAGAATTGTAGAGATGTTTCCATCTCAGACCAAAATAGAATTATTTGCCAGGCACAAGGTCAAGGGGTGGGACAGTCACGGCGACGAGACAGATGCAGATGTTGTATTTGATCTAGATGCTGTGTATTATTAATATTATGTTAAGCGGGAGTAGCTCAGCTGGTAGAGCCTCTGCCTTCCAAGCAGACTGTCGCGGGTTCGAGTCCCGTCTCCCGCTCCAGATAGTTGAAGGATAAAAATGAGTCATTACAAAATTAGAAAATATGCACGCCCAGGTTTCTCAGAAAGACTTCGATCTAGAATGCACATGAGTGAAAAAGAAATAGTAGATAATCCCATGGAAGTAAATCATGACGTCATGCTTCTAGAGCAGATGCTAGCATCAGGAGTTGACCAGGGATCTGGCCCATATGACATGCAACAGTCTAAGGGCGTCGAGGTGGATGAAAATAGAATTCACTTTTATGCACCCGTTAGCGATAAAGACGTTCTAGAATTGAATAAGATTCTCAGAGCGCTAGATGTAGAAATGCAGTGCCTAGCCCTTCGTCTTAAGATTCCAGCTATACCGATAGAACTTCATATTCATAGTCCTGGTGGTGACTTATTTGCCGGCTTGGCTGCTGTAGACGTTATCAAGTCTATCAAGTCACCTATTCACTCGTATGTTGAGGGCTCTGCTGCCAGTGCTGCTACTTTGATGTCTGTTGTTGCAGATAAAAGAACGATGTATAAGAATTCCTACATGCTCATTCATCAGATATCGACCCTTATGCTCCATGGAAAATTTGAAGAATTTAAAGATGAAATGGAAAATCAGACAAACATCATGAACCTTATCAAGAGGATCTATCTTGAACACACTAAATTAAGCGAAGAGAAAATCGATGAACTCTTAAAGCATGATCTGTGGCTTGACGCAGAAACATGTCTAGAGTACGGCCTGGTAGATGAGATTCTATAATGGATTTTAAAAAATACTTTCCTTATGATGAAGTTAGAAGTCAGCAAGAGGAAGCTATCAATTTTTCGATTGAAAAATTTATTAATGATGATAAGAAGTATCTGATTATTGAAGCAGGCACCGGAGTAGGAAAGAGCGCGGTGGCCTACACTGTCTCAAAATGTCTAGATGAAAAATTATCTGATGAAGACGGATCTTCTAAGGGCACGTGGTTTGTGACGACCCAAAAGGTTCTGCAAGATCAATATGTCAAGGACTATTCATCTAAGGGAATGAAGTCCATCAAAAGCTCTAGCAATTACATGTGCAAATTTAAGAGAGGCAACACGTGTAATGACAGCTTCAAGGAA